TGAACTTTATTTTCATTTACCTGTGTTGAAGTAGGTCTAATCTCAATTCGTCGCACTTGCCTGAATACTCCCAGCAAAATTTACAATTCTTTCGGAATGTTTTTAGCTGTATCCAACGTTTCTGAAATTCACCGTAGTCCATGAGTATCATTGGAGGGACAATTTCTAGCACTATGCAATCAAAACTGTTCACACTGTATGCAGGCCCCTCTGTCCACATATCGCCTACTTCTGGATTCAATCGCGGGTCGCGTTCCAACTGTCTCTCCCCTTTTACCTACTTTATTCACGCCTGTTCAGGCTCGGTAACTACCCATGTTTTGACCGGATGCTATTTTGGTTAACCTGTGGCATTAACATACCTCCATGTATTTGTATTAAACATGAGCTTAATTGCAGGATAAGTGCCGACCTGTCTGCCCTTTTCCTGCTTTAATTCCAGATATTGCGGGGAGTCAGGTGAACGGTAGCCCATCATAATGTTATCCGCGTCCTGTTCTATATTGCCGGAGTAACGAAGTTCTGACATACTTGGCCTTTTGTCTTCTCGAATTTCGCTTCCCCTATTTAATTGTGCTGGTACTAAAAGCGGTAGCTCATATTCTTTAGCTAATGATTTAAGCGCCGCGCTCACCTTGCCTACGCCAATATCCATATTGCGCTCTGTCCAGCAGTCCGGTATACGCTGGAGATAGTCTACGAACACAATATCCAGCCCGTCATTCTCCAGCAACATTTCAATCTCGCGCTGGATGTCGTTGAGCTTTGAATCCTCGGCCAGGTAGTCTATCGTGGAGACTGCTACATCCTTCATTAGTTTCGTAGCTTTGTCCATTTCTTCCATCGTTAGTTGTCGTGACCGGAGTTCCCTGATACTTATATGCAGGCAACGGGCAACCTTGCGTTCCATAAGTTGGTCGATGCTCATTTCCTCAGAGACAAATAGTATCCGCTTGCCCTTTTCCGCCATGTTCTCGGCTATGTCCAGCATCAATTGAGTCTTCCCGATGGACGGTCTTGCACCGAATACTGTAAGTTCCCCCGGATAGAAGCCGGTGGTTGCTTGGTCGAGGTCGTAGAAGCCGCTCATAATCCCTCTGGAGGTTTCTCTGTTAAGCATTGACCAGATAGCATCAGCCGCATCCACCGGCGTTAGTAGCTTCTTTGAGGTCACTGCTACCTTACGTAGCTTCTCAACTTCCTTGTTCACAACCTCCATAGCTACGTTGGTATCAGGCTTATCTTCGTAGCCTATGGCGGCTATCCTGTCGCCTGTACTGACTATCTGGCGGGATACGGACGAGCGTTTAATCAAATCTGCGTAATACTCAGCGTCACACGATGTAGGACACACCGCTTCAAAATGGTAGAGCTTCGCCGTACCACCGGACTTCTCCAGCGACCCCTGCCGTTTCATTTCACTGGCGATTGTTACCTGATTGATTGCCTCCCGGCGTTCGTACAGGTTACAACACGCCTGGTAATAAGCCCTGTTGTTATCGTGGTAGAAGTCAGACGGCTTGAGATAGCGGTAGACCTGCCGCATTACCTCGCCGTCGATTACCAATGAACCGATTAGTGCTTCCTCAGCATCAGTGTTGAAGGGCGGGAGCTTTACTTCTTGCTGTATCATAAGTTACCCCGTTCGTAATCTGCTATTGCTTTGAGTACCGGATATATCTGTTGGGGTACTACGGCGTTTCCGAGACATTTAAGTCTGTCCACCCTAGAGGGAATCCCATAAGCCACTCGACCCACGTCGGGTTCAGACTGCCAGATGTTTCTGATACACTCATTGATAGTGCTATCTGTTTCCTCGCTACCTGAGTTTCCAGATTCGGGAACTTGTGCATAGCTCTTTGCTCGTTGATGGATGCCGCCATGCTGGTACAATTCCGGGGAGTAGCCCACAATGAAGACTCTATTCCGTCTGTGGAGTGCGCCCACGTCAACAGCCCCGTAAGTTTGCCATCCAACAGCGTACCCCAGCGAGGCCAAGTCAGCGAGTATTCCTCCAAAGAACCGTCTAGAGTCGCTTGTGAATAATCCTGGTACATTTTCACCCAAGACCCATCGTGGTCTAATCTCGCCAATAATTCTCCGGAACTCTGGCCAGAGGTCACGCTCATCACTACTTCCTTTACGGCTTCCTGCAACGCTGTGAGGTTGACAGGGGAAACCACCGGAAATGAGTGTGACTTCTGTACGTATGTTTCCAGTGTCCTGTCTGATTGTTTTTTGCTCTGCGGGTTGTATATCTTCCCCGGCCCCCTGCGTCCGTCCCAAGCATTTGCAGTAGGTATCAATTCTCTCTTTTGTGACATCCTTCACATCCTCTATAATTGGCACTTCCGGCCAATGTTTCCTTAATACCTTCTGGCAGTACGTATCCTTCTCACAAAAAGCTATTGTCTCAAAACCTGTCCACTCAGCCGCTAAGTCTATACCTCCGATGCCACTGAACAGACTAAGGTGGGTTAAAGTCCTAGAGGCCATCCGTCTTCTCCTATTTTCCGTTTAGGCTTGTCTTGAGTTGTCGTTACTGGTTCATCGTTCCACCGCTCACCGTTGAGGAATGTCGCCGGGTTGGGAATGAAACCACGCACCCAACTATCTGATTTCTTTAATACTTCCAGCTTCGTTAAGATTGTTTCCAATAGTTCCTGCGTAGGATTCAGCTTAGTGAACGCTTTAACAGTATCCTTCTTGCCGACCTTCTTCGGATACGCCGACCAGAACACATCGAACTGTATAGTATTATCTTTATTACTATTCTTACTATTCTTGTTTGTTAGTTCCTCTTGGTATTGCGCCCAGTTTACGATTGAAATAATGCTGTATTTGTTTGTCGAATTGATTGTTATATTCCCGGCGGCTACCAGATACTTGATTGACGTGCGGACGCTGCTTAAAGTAAGCCCCGTTTCCTCACAGGCTTTGTATAGCCCGAAGACGAACTGACCCGGTTGTAAGCTAACCCCTTGATAACCTACCATTGTTTCATGTTCCTTGTACGACGCTTTGAGTAAGCACCAGCACCAGAACCGCCATAGCTTCGGGTTACTCCATACGGTAGAGTCAAAAACCTTACGCCAGAGCTTAATGTATCCGTCCGCTGGCACTATTGCTTCACCTTAATCGGTCGTTCTTTCATTGTTCTTACCTACCTGCTAGAAGTCTCGGTGCTTAATCTTGGTAACTATTCTCTTGCCATTACGTGTGAATAATTCGGTCGTCGGTTTTAGTACCATACCCTCAGCCAGGAAGTCCCCAAACGTAGAGCCAACACCACCATGAATCGCCATGATAGCATCATGAATTGTCCCCCTCATTATTATCGGGACAACATTTATATGCAGTTTACGCGCTATATCCTCCACGTTCTCCCTTTCAAGCCACCAGCCGCCAATCATAACGTCGAACAGAATAAAGTCACAGCCATCGGGAATGTAATTACCTCCACCTTTTTGTATCTTTGCGCCGTAACCTTCGCCGTATAAAGAGACTTCGGTAGAAGGGAAGACGTCAGATAACAACTTGTCAGGGAAAAGGTTCTGGAGTTTTTCAAGTAGGAATGAAGGTGTCTGAGCATTGTCAGTCCGTCCTCCAAACTTTTTCCCTATTTCCGGTATCCAACCTATACGAATGTTTGTGCCGTCTATTTTCTCGGTCATTGTCCACTCGTTGTCTCTTAGGTAATAGAACTCTGGTAACGAGTATTCCCCGACAATAAACTTGTGCGTCTTCTCGTCCCGCTTAAATAGGCTTTGTATTTTGTGGTATTCTTTCATTGTCCTTCCCCTTTACTATCAGTGGTATCACTTATTCCCCTCTAGGTAAATACCTATATCGTTAGAACGCATGTCCCCTTTAACATATATTTTGAAATAAAAAATTAGAATTGAGTTAGTGCGGGAATATAGATTGTTCCATTACTACCCTATGCTCAAACTTATAGCGGCGGCTTGACTGCTGTGGATATTGTGGATTCCGTACCAGTTTCCGCCCTCTTATGTAGCTGTTGAAAGACATTCCCTTCATCTTCCTTTCATGCCGATGGTTATTAGTCATCGTACTCTGGTTCAAATCCGGCGCAAGGACACCCTGGCACCATGCAAGTTCCGTTAGGCGCGTGTTCCTCGATATTGTGTCCGCAGACACATACATCGCCGCGTTTGTAATCTCGTTCTTCTTCCATCATCTTATCTTCCTTTCCTGTATAATCCCCTTATCACGACCCCTGAATAAGCAACTACCACGTAACTTATATCCTTTTTATTTTTATTTTCAGGGGCCGGACATAATGGGACTAGACTTGTCTTATCGCCGCGATTTGTCGGTAACAGTCCGCCGGTGTCATGGTTATGTCAGTTGTTCGTTTTACGTTTAGTTCTGCCATGACCTGCTCCGGCTGTAAACCGAAATCAGTATGGAGAGCTTTTAACAGTGTAGTGAAATTCTTGATAGTGGATGGGTCACGTTTTCCCTTGCTCGTTGGTTGCACTTCTGTATCCGTTGCAGTAGGTTCTACTACGGTTGCAGTGCTTTCTACTACGGGGTATAGCGGGCGCGTTGAATAATCTACCGTACTATCTTTGGGCCAGAAGTCTTCGATATCGTCTTCAACCTGCCCCATGAGTTCTTCGGTCTTTTCAGGTGTGCCAGTGCCGAGTAGCCGGTCGTCGGGAGCCTCGTTGTCATTAGGTGCTGCGAGTAGGATTTCTTTGCGGGGCCGCTCTGAGGCTTCCATGAGTTCCGCCATGCTGCCGCCGTAACGTAACATCATGCAGTGTACCGTCTTCTTCTTGCCGTCGTCGGGGTTCGTTACTTCAACAGGTTCTAGCGAGAGTACCAGCGGTATCCATGACACCCTGCCGACGCTGGCCCTGATTATCTCTGCGCAGTTATTGATGTTCATGATAGAGTGGATTGAGCCGGTATCGATTTGCCAGATACCGATTCCCTCGACCTGCGGCAACAGGAATTGAAGATTCATAACTTCTTGGCACGCTTTCCTTTTGTAGTCGGGGCATTCCCGTCCGAGGCATTCCAGCCCTTCAGTCCATGTAACGGCCTTTGTTTCCCTGCCAGCAATCCCACCAGTCTGAGTGTCAATCATCCGGCGGCAAGTAATCCCGTCGCCCTTGCACACTAGCCCACGAGCGTTGGAATACTGCCGGTAGTACTGGTTGGCCCAGATTTCCTCGTCTTCTACAGGGATAATAACTTCAAGCTGTTTAGGCTTGTCACCGTAGACCTTTTTCACCACGTCCGGGCATACGAAGTAATCGGTAGCTGCCGGATATTCCTTTCCGGTCTTCTGACTAACCTTCATGACACCGAGCCTGATTTTACCGAGTCGTGGTAGTCTCCTCTGTTCTGTCAATCCATGTATAGGCATAATAATCTCCTTTACTGAATCACCGTGATTTGGGCCGTCCTGTAGGTTATGACGGGTGTTCTGCCCCTTTCATCATGTATCTCAAGTTCTGGCTGGCTCAGCAACCCGCCCTTGATAAGACCTTTGAGAGCTTCTGCGTTGACTGCCTCGACGATAACGGCGGGAACATATTGAGGATAACGTGCCTTGAACGCCTGAGCATCATACTGAGGCGTCTTGCGTTCGTAGACGAGGGCGTATTCCCCAGCCTCGGCGTCCTGATAAGAACCATGTTCCTGGATGAGTTCTTTGATTTCGGCGGTCTTACAGGAAACGGCATCTCTCCATCGGTCACGTTCGGCAATAAGTTCGGGGAGCGCAGCTTTAATCTTGTCCTGAATATCCGCAAGTTCTTTTTCGTACAGGTAAAGTGCATTGAGCGCCTCTTTAACCTCCGGGGCGTTCGTCTGGTTGATAGCCTGATAAGTGGGGTTCTTCTTGGTCTTTTCTTCGGTTGTCATTATCCTTCCTTCTCTTCTTTTATTAGTTGCATCCTTAGCTCACACGGCCTGCCGAGTTCCAGCCAGCAGATATGATTGTCTCCGTCAACATCGCATACATCTGGAAATCCATCATAGAGCGACTTCCGCGCCGGACAATATAGATGTTCCAGTTCTATCCTTTCAGTTTCAGTTGCTAACGTGTTCATTTCAGTTCTGCCTTTCCTCTAGATGATTCTCCGGCAACCGTGGGTACAATACGGTGTGTTCATGTGTACCCGGCGTGCAATCCCCGTAGCACCAGAACGTCCGCCGCTTGGAATCTCCATAGTAACGTGGTTGAGTGAATAGCCAGATAAGGTGCTTCCGGTCACGTTCTTTAGCCAGTCGTTTCAGTTCGTCCATATCATTCTCCAAATAACTGTTTCATCAATTTATTAAAGTGCTGTTTCTGCCATGCTCGTTCGGCACCCCTAGCAGCATCCCAAGCAGCACCCCAAGCGGCTTCCCTAGCAGCATCCATAGCAGCCTCCCTAGCAGCACCCCAAGCGGCTTCCCTAGCAGCACCCCAAGCGGCTTCCCTAGCAGCATCCATAGCGGCATCCCTAGCAGCATCCATAGCAGCAGCCCAAGCAGTAGCCCAAGCAGCAGCCCTAGCAGTAGCCAGTTCGTCTTTTGTTGCTTGACCATTATTGTAAAGGCGTGATATTTTGATAGCGTTCCAACTACGCGCATCTGTTACGTTGGCTCGTTTCAAGGCTCTTTCGGCACAATCACACGCAAATATTCTCAATATTTTAGTAGCGTCAACCATTTTAACAATAGTACAGGTATTAGAAACCCATTTATCACCATCTTTAACAGGATTTACAAGGTCAACAATACAAGCCATTGAACCGGGGGTATATACTAGCGCATCCAACCAAGATGGTGAAGCATGGTAGCCTTTTACGCACATTTCTATTTCTCCGTCAAGTGTTCGTGTTTCCCCTTCTTTCCATGCAGGTTCGTTACCTTTACCACTTTTGCAATCGTCTTTAAGAAACTTGTACGCTTTCATTTATTCACCTCGCACCTGTGTTCTTCCCCGAACGCTTCTTTCCAGGCTACTGTATCCGCCCCGCACACCGGACACATGTTGCATCTGACGCAGTACCCGGCGTAGTGGTACTTGTAGTAATCAGGTTCATGCATGTTCTGTCCGCAGTCGGGGCAATGGTCAGTCTCTGAGCGCAACCTGCGAATCGTGGGGTCGGTTTCAGCTTTCATCGGTAGATATCCTCGACATTCTCTTTAATATTCTTGATAGTACCGGCTGGCTTATCCCGAACTTCTCGGCGGTCTTTTCCTGCGTCCATGTCGGGTGTCGCTGCATCCAGCGGACTATCGCCCTGTTCCGGTTGGCTTTTTCTGCTCTGGTAAATGCTCGTTCTTTCATGCTCTTAATATACCCTAATGGCATATGGTTGTCAATACCTTTTGCAACTATTTTTATAAAGATTTTGGGGGTATAATTATATTGCTAATTTCGGCTTTTCGGCCTACCCTGTGTAATCATTCACTCTTTAACTCCTTTTCTAATGTCGGGAGAGTGTGGGAAGCCCCTTCGTGTTCTGCCATTTCCTTAACACGCTTCTCAACCAATTTGTTGAAAGTCCGCCATAATCTTATGGGTATGAGGGCGTGATAGGTGTCAGCCTCAGCCATGAAGCTATCTACTAACACGCTGTCCATGTAAATATTGAACTTGCCGTATCCTTCACGGGTCAGTTTTATAAGTTCACGCTCCATTTTCATCCCTCCAGCAGATACGTTCTTTTATGCTTCAGCAAATACGTGCCTAGCAAATACGTTGTCATGGCTTTACAGCCTCAGTGGGCGGGGGTGCATCCGGTGACCCCTTAATCTGCTTATGAACTTCATATGGGTCGTCGTGCTTTATTTCGGGAACGTATAGCCGTTTTAATGCCTTCTTCCCCCGTTTATATTCACGGTCAACAATTATTCTTTCTATGTCTGTGAGTGTATTAGTATCCCGAATTGTGATATTGTGTGCCTTGCAGTAGTTTATTATTTCGGTTTTGTCAATATCCTCTCGGTCAAACCAAGTTCCTACTAGCAGTAAAGTAGTATCACAAAAACCTTTAATGTCATTAGTGTTTTTCAGGTAATGTGCAGCCTGTGTATAATTATCAGCCTCTATGCGATTCCCCGCTAAAATTAACATTCGTCTCCCCTAAAGATATATCTTCGTACATGGTTCATCTCGTATCTGGTTGCCGCAAGAATTACAGCTTCCCGTAATTCCGAAGGTGTAAATTGGGCATTAGTTATCTGGTTATAAAGTATATCTACTATGCGTGGAATGTTGGGTCATTTTGGTATCTTTCTTCCACGCTCCTTGCCGGATTATCATTTTGTTTGCCCATTTACTCTTTCCTCTCTGTTTGCCTTATAGCCCTAATTTCTTTCACTAACGCCATAAGAACCTCGCGTTCCTCCCCTGAGATTATCACGAGTTCCTTGGCGGTGAGCCAGTGGTTGAGTAGTTTTTGAATGTTCATTTACTTATTTGTTTCCAGATTCTTCCGTCTTTATCCTGTAAAGTTGTGTACCTGAGTTTTTGGCGATGGTGGCTTGGGAGTGACACTTAACTATACACTCCATGCATTCTCTAGACGGATGTGCCCAGTTTGGTGTCATGTGGCAAGTTTCGCAGGGTATGTTTACCTGTAGCCGTTCCTCATCAGTCAGTGCTTCCAGCGTCACTGGCTCAAAGAGGGCGATGATAGATTCGGCTGCTCTGATATAAAACTTATCAGGGCGTGGCTCTGCACATATGGATAGGCTTCCAGCTAACCACATCGAGCGCATTTCACCAGCTATCCGTTCTTTAATGTCCATTTTTCAATCTCCTTTTGCCTCCTGTTTATTTC